ATAGTCGTTATCGAAGGCTTGCTGAAGAGTTGAACTAAGTCTAGCTTTTTCATAAATCGTGAAAGACTTAGATTTGTTTCTTTTCGGATTAAATAATCTGAAAAGTACTTTCTTGTCTGCTTTCTCTCTTAAAGATAAAGGCACGTTGTTTTCTTTTATCGCTTTCATATATTTCTCGCTTTCTTTGTTAGTTAATATATGTACCAGTATATATTATTATATACCTAAGTAAACATTTTTATTACTGTTGTCGGGATAATTTAAATTATATTGTTGTTGATATATATACTCCTGATCCTTGCTGATCCGTACGGATCACCTTGTACCTAGGATCCCTACTGATCCCTAAGGATGGATGTTGTATGTTGTTGTGATCATCGTCATGATCAAGAGTCAAGGTTGTGGTCGGTTTTGATTTGATCAAGATACTTGGTCAGTTCGTCATCGGACATAGTGTCAAGGGTTGAGTGTTGAACTTCTTTCTTCTCAACAAGAAACCCCAACAATTGAGATTTAAGTCTTATCGCATTGACTGCTGCTGTATATTGTTTCTTAGAACTTGCCTCAACATACAATTTATCTAGCTTTTCAACCTCTTTGGATATAGATTCACTGGTCAAGCGCCTAGTGTCAGCACGCAATCTATCAATATACTGGATAATTTTATCTTTCTTTAAGTTGCGGGCCGCTTGTACGTGAGCTGAGGTTTCAGAGTAACCTGCGTAAACAGCCGCTTCTCTCTTACCTTTTCCTTGCGCTATACCCTCACAGAACTTTCTTTCCATTGAGGATAAAGTAGCTTCTATTTGTTGATTGATTTGGTTTATAGTTATCGCCATATTTATCCAATATAGCGATTAATTATCTGATGTAAATACTATAAGTGTTTAATGATATCGTAATCGTCGTGATAGTGGTCGTGAAACTGTTTCCCGCTATTGAGAGTAATATGATAATAACTCCCTAATTTACTATCGTGCTCGATATCGAAAGTACCGACCTTTTTATCGTTATAAAATATATCACCACTTTCGCAGTCATCTTCGTATCTTTCTATTGTATCACCTTTTTTATTTTTATATTGAAGCATCGTTTTCTCCTATTTAATATTAATTTCTACTTCTTTGATAATAGCTGTCTCACCATAATTACTTTTAATAAAATCACAGTGTTCTAAGGCGTCCTCTTTATTTAAAAAGATAGAAATTGCTCGATACTGAGATTTATCTGTATCAAAGTCTAAATCGAAACGAGCTGGAAAGGCCATGTACGATACTGGATCGTTTTCGATTGTCTTTTTTGGTTGAAAGTCTATATTATTTACGATGTATCCTTTAATCGTTTTTTTAGATATATCCATAATTACTCCTTTTTTATTAGTTAGTTAATAATTAAGAATAGAAAAATTAAATCCTAATTAAACATTTTTATTAAGTAGTTGTTGTTCTTCTTCTAATTGATTGTAAACTTCTTCCTCAATATTGATACTTACTTTTAATACTTTCCCATAATCACCTTCCTCAGCTCCAGTAAAGAAAGTTGAATCAAACTCCGCAGATTTTTTATCTAAGTAAATAGGAATCCTAGTAAGTTTATCTCTATTTTGATTCAAAAAGTGAAATTTTTTAGAACTACTAAAATCCTCTGGTGGAAGAAATAAATGTTCTAATAGTTTTTCTTTTGTATCAATTTTAGATTTATCGTAATTATAAAATTGTACTGGTATGTAAGCAGTTATCTTCATCGTTTTACTCCTCAATTTGTTTATAAGCGTGATATAAAACCATATGATTTGGATCTATCTTAGTTTTATAAGTGAATGTATAAGAATAATATCCATCGTAAATTTCTTGGATTGTTATATCTTTTTCTTTATGATAAAATAAATCGAAATAAGATCCGTTGTCTTTGTTTTCGTATCTTCCGATTTTATCTTCGTCCGTATATTTAATAGAATCATCGATAACTTCGTCTAGGAAGTTATCGTCTATTTTGTTTATTATCGTTTTTATTTCCATAACTTATCCTTGTTTATTAGTTAGTTAATAAATAAGAATAAAAAATATATAACCTTATTAAACAATATTAAGAATAATAAGGTCTATGCTTAGGAAAATAGTCTGGTGTTCCACGATAATAAACATCGCAAGATACACCATATTCTATCGAATTCCACTTTTTACCAAATAACTTATTAAATAGACGACAAGCACGAAAAGCTTTTTTAGGATCATTAAAGTTAATTTTACCTTCTTTAATTCTCTCACCAGCAGTATAATACCAACCGCCTTCTTCGTGTCCGCCTAATAATCTATCAGTTCTATATACAGCTAACTTCCAAAATTTTTTATTTTCCATATATTTGCTCCATTCTTTTAGGAATAACTATCTCATTATCGCACTTATTACAACACTCACCTTCGTCCTTAACAGGTGATGGATTATTACCCCAACCAGTAAATTTCTCGTTACAAACAACACAAGTTTTTTCTATATTATCACTCATATTCTACCATTCTTATAATTAACATAATCATATTTTTGTTTTTTTATTTTTTGATTAGTATTTTTGATTTTTCTAATATCGTAAGCTGATAATGAATAATAAGATTTAGGGTTTACTGGATACCTCCCTGTCTCGTCAAGGGTAGGGTCTACTATAAAAATACCGTTAAAATCAAAAGCTAACATACCTTCTTCTATACAAGTTATCTTAGGTGATTGCTGTATCTTATTTAATTTATAATCTTTAGGCTGAACACTATCGCCATGAGATTTTACATTTATATATTTACTCATTTGCTTTCTCCTTTTTAGTTTTCTTTATAATTTCAGAATAAACTATTAAAAACATTTTAATACAATATTATACTCCCATATCTCTAGTTGCTCTAACTTGCGCATCTACTCTTTCAATACTTCTATCGTCATCTTGTCTACGATGACGATGTATAGCATCTATTCGTTGCATTGATTTATATCTTTTAGTTGCAGTATCGTCTTGACAAGAGTGAGTTTCTTTAAGAAACCCACCCTCAAAAAGTTGAAAGCCACCGCCTAAATACTTTATTTCAAAGCCTCTATACTTTGCGTCCATTATTTATACTCCTCTTGAATTTTAATTATCTCATACATAGAGTTTTTAACTTTAGGTTCTACTAAATCAAAATTATCTATCATTGAATTAAACATAGATTGTAAATATTTATCAAAAGTAGCAGAAACGCCTTCGAAAGTACCATACAAAGTTGTATTTACATAAACAAATTTCATGTCTTTTTTAGTATTAAATTTTAAACAACCTTTACATTCGAAAAAGTGGTCTTGTATCATTTTTTTCTCCTTTTTAGTTTTCTTTATAATTTTAGAATAATTACGAAGAATCATTTTAAAACAATTCTTTACTTTTCATAGTCCTTAAAACGAACATCGTCAAAGCTATCACCAGGTCTAAATGATCTTGATAATCGTTCTGATAATTTGCGTTGTTCTCTTGCCTCTAACCAATTAATTACTGCAAGCATAAGAACACCTACAAATATTAAAAATATACCTGCAAGTATTAATAATTCAAATAGCATTGTTAACCTCCACAATATCTTTTTTATCTCTCATATCTTCTGATGGACCTTTACCAATAGTAATAGAATCATAAGTTTTAGCATTATCAAAACTATGTGGAGTAAACATTACATCGAAACCATAATAACATTCTAAATACCAATCGTTAGGATTTTTCATAGGATTAAAACTTTTAGGGTGGCTACCTAAAGAATAACCTACGCCCCAATCGAATGGTCCTGCCTCGAAAGATACAACAATTACTTTATTAGAATCACCTTGATATTCTTTATCAAGAAGTATATTAGTTTCCCAATCAGGGTCCATACCCATTCGTCTACAGTTTTTATCAATTGCAGCTTTAAACTGTTTTGCTGCAGTTAACATATCGACTTTTTTTGTAACAAAGTCGGGTAAATTAATTAGAGCCATCATTTTCTCCTTTCTTATAAACATCAAACTCGTTATTAATTTTGTTTAAAATATAGTTCATTGCTATACTAGCACCTAACCATACTAAACTACTCTCACCTTTACCTGAAAAACTATTGAAATAATCAGTCATTTCTTTTTCAGTTTTAGGAGTCCAAAACCAACCGCTAGTTGAGAATTGAATTTTTTTATCTACATTTGCCATATATTCCTCTCTTAGTTAATTGTTATAATTTAAGAATAAATATATATTTATCAATAAAAACAAGATTATCTTAACAGTTCTCCTAATCTAAGACCTTGAGCAACAGGATGTAAGTCTTTGAATTCAGGAGCATTTTCATCTTTAAAAGATTCAACACAATATTTTTTCTTTGTGTGTGATTTACAATTTTCTATGTAATTACCATCTTCTTTTTTTACATTGTAAGGTCTTTTAGTAGTTCCTTCTGACCATTCAATTAAATCTTTTTCTGAATTAAAATGTAATTGTAATACATATGTTTTAGGTTTTGCCATAACATTCTCGCTTTCTAGTTAATTAATATTGCTATTAAGTATATTAAACTAAATATCATAATAAACAATAAAAAATTATCGTCATTGTTCATATAGACTTACCTGTCTCATCTATAATTTGTTCTATACTTTCTACTTCTCTGTTAGGGTCATCTTCGAAATAACTATTGTCAACTGGTGACAAGCCATATAATTCAATATAATCATTAGCAAGTATTTGTTGGCCATCTTCGTCATTCGCTGCTGCAACAAAATCATTTTTAGATTTTTCCCATAAATCTTTATCAACAATTTTAAATTCTTTTTCTGCGGGTAATGATATTCTAAATTTTACTTTTACAGTTGATGCCATTTACCCTCCTCTTTATGAAACATTTTAGTATGTCCATTAGTATATTGCATAATATCTAGAGGATCAAACTCTAAATTACCATAATACATACCATATTCTTTATCTAAATCGTCATCATCGCAAGTATAAAATTCTACACCTGAATCTGCTATTTTTTTATAATGTTCTTTAACATGAGTTTGATTAAGTCTAATAGAAAAACCTTCATTACTATCTTTAGAACAAAGTCTAATCCAGCCAGCATTGTCTGGTCTACAAAATATACTATTAAAATAATAACACCAATCTAATTTATCTTTCTCTACCATATCTTTCTCCTTTATAATTAGTAATAGGTACCTGGCAGGACTCCTCTTGGGTTTTATACTGGCGTGATCAGTACCTATTACATTAGACGCAAAAGAAAACGATAATAAACTTCTGCGTCTAAATATTTTATAAAATATAAAGAAATCAAGTAATACAAAATTATTTAAGCGTGAACGTTGCTTTGTCTGTTTTACTTGCCATTCCAGCTTTATCTTTATCTTCAGTTGCAATAAAGCCTCTTTCTCTATCCCAATCTAAGTCGATAGTTTTACCACCTGCAGATAAAAATTCTCTAATTTTCATTGCTGGTTTGTAGATAGCGAATCTTTTGTATCCACCACTACCTTCTCTTTTAGGATTTTTAGGTACAAGAATTTGTATTCTCGCATCTCTATCATATTTGTAAGTACCCTTAAATAATTTAGGGTCCATAACCTTTGGCTTTTTAGCTTTAGGTTTAACAACCGTAGATTGACTCTTAGGAGTAACCTTTGGTTTTACAGCTAGATTTATTGACATAAGTCTCCTTTCTTATTTCTGTTTATTACTTAGTTTTAAACTAACTATTTACTATATATACAACATTTTAAGAAATTAAACAATAAAAACCACTTTGCGCGGCAGCCTCGGGAGGTATTGGCGGTATTGCCTCTAAAAGTGATGCCAATACCACTAGAACCGTTGGTATAATTGAATAATAGTTCAAAAGGTATTGGTATTGGCACTTTTCTAGAAATAAAAAATATTTTTTCCAAAATATTCCCTATATAGTAGATTCAAGTTATAAGCCATAACATTAGCAATATTAAAGATCCGTACCAAATAAAATGTCTAAAAAAATATATCATTGAAATTCTTTCTAAATTCTATATATAATAGAATTTCTATATGAGTACAAGTATCTTATTATTGCTGATTTCTATCTGTCTCTAATATTGAAACAACAACAGAAGCAGTATTCGCAACAGAAGTTTGACATAATAATGCATCACCTTCTTCTAATACAACTGGTCCTTTAGCTAAATTTTCTGTAGTTTTAGCAGATAGTACAGCATGACCTAATTCATGTATTTCATCAGAATCTGAGGCATCTGATATAAATACTTCAAAATCAGGATTAGATCCAACATGATTAGTTACTTGTATATTTTGTATTATTGCTCTAGCATCTGTTGGACAAGTATAAGTTACAATTTGATCCGTGTTGCTTGAATAATAAAACGCATTTCTATATCTATTTGCCATATTACCTCATTAAAAACCAAGTTTTTTTATCTTCTTCATCTATAATATCTTTAGGATAAGTTGTATTTAATAACTTAACTACATCCTGTAAATCTTCAATTAATTGATCAAAGTCAATTTTTTCATATTCTTTAGGTGCAGTGTTTAATCGGGACGTAGGTATCTTAGCCATAGTTTACACTATTCCATAAACATCAAAAAGTACAACAAAAACTATTTCTTTTCGCTGTCGTCTTTCAATTCCTGTGCAATTTGATTGATTTTCTTTTTTAACTCAACCATTTTCACAGTTACAGAGCCATTAGCGATAAACTCGCTAGCCCACTGGGCTTCCAGGTTTCGCTTCTGACTCAACTTGTCTAGTAGAGCCTTGCTCATTCCATTCCTCCAAAGTTAGCCTGTTCTCGTTATCAGGACCTTGAATATCCGTCCACTTAAAAGTTTTCGGATGCTCTTTCCAAAGAGCTTCAGCTGCATCGTCTAAATTATCTTTTTCTACTAAGCCTTCAGCAAAGTATCCACATCGATAAAATTTAAAATGCACTAACATTTACGTCAGTGCTAACATATTTTTTGAGTTTTGTAAATAGTTATTTAAACCACGAAGGTACTCGTGTTTTCCATGTAGCAAACTCACGTTTATGAGCCATGTAAAAATCTCGATATGCTTGAACAGTATCGTTCTTTTTACAATCGTCAGGCATACATTGAGGCGGCGGTTGAAACCCTGCATCTTCTATATTTTGTGGTGGAATAGATAAATAAGTTCTAAGTTTTTTCCAAGATACATGAGTTTTATTATATCGTTCTGTGTATTCTAAACAAAGATTATGCCATAATCTCCATAGCCAAATATAATGATGACTAGAGGTTCTTGTCCATATATTACTAGGATGACTGACATGAGCAACTTTATATAAAACAGCATCGCTACTATCGTCAAGTACCCAATTAGATACATAACGTTTACCCGAGTTAGATAACACTTTAGTATGTTTTCCATCTAATACTCGATGAGCAGTAGAAAGTAATTGAGCATACTCTAAAATCATTTTAACAACGTGTTTGTCACAATGATCTTGAGCACATACTTTAGGGTCTTCTGCTAAATAAAATATATTCATAATAGTTTATAATAATTCTAAATTACTCATATTCTACAACTTTAACGTCATCGTACATAGCTTCATCGTGTGGAAAATAAAACATTAATTTATTGTCAAATTCTCCTTGTAATTCAGGTCTAAGAAAATCTAATTTAATTTCAATTAATTGTTCTTTTTTACCGAAAACAATATTAGGACCTGGTTTATTAGTTACACACGTACCTGTCATATAAGAATAATTATATTCGTAATCTACAACAGTGTGTTCGTGTTCTTCGAAACGATATTTTTTTCCTACCTTACATTCTCTAATAGGAACATACTTAGTTTCTTTTACTTCTTTTTTATATTTACTCGGATGTTTAAACGTATGATTCATATTCTACCTTTCTTAATTATATTAAATAATAAAATTTATAAAAATTTATTAAACAATATTAACGACACATACAACCAAAAAACTCTTGTTTAAATGTAATATTTTTTCTAATGATGTCACAAAGATCAAAACAATCTGATCCCTTAGGAATGATTATTCCTTCTAGCATATCTTTAGTAACTTGAACTAGATAATATAAATTTCCATCAAATAATATTATTTCCATCTATAGATAGTTACATTTTCAATAGGTCCACCTGTATCGTACTTTTCTCCTATTTTTAAACAACTAACTTCTTCAATATCTTCTTCGTGCCAACCATGATCTTCGTTAAAATCTTCGTGTAATATTTCAGATGATACCGGTTTACTGCCACCATTAATCATATTAACTTGAAAACCATTCCACCATACTAAAAAATAACTTCTGCTACCAGCTTTTGCTTTTGCTTCGTTATCATCTTTTAATATACCGCAAGCATCGCATTTTTCAAATCGTGGTTTATCATCTTCGCTACCACTAGGGTGAGTCCAGATATAACCATCGTCCCAACATTCTCTACAATTAGTCATTGATTAATACTCCTACACATTTATCGTTACCGTTAGGAAAACCTGTAAGTTCATCTAACATTTTATGATTATCATAACCTAACTTTATACAAGCTTCTTGAATATCTTCAAACCTGTATAGATCATTGGCTATAATATTAACCATACCTTCTTGTTGTACTTTTTCGACTACATTTATTTTTTTAGCCATTACTTTCTCCTTTTTTATATAGATCATTAAAAAAACAATCGTCACAAAGTATTACTGCTTGATCCTCGTTCCAATCTTCACAGTCAAATTGACCTTCGTGATCTTCTTCTCTCTTACAATTATCACATTTTTTTATCATCTTTCTCCTTTCTAACGACCGAGCAGGAAGGTTAACTAACCAAGAGAGCAAAAAATAACCTGCTCAGTCGCATGTTTATAAAGTGTCTATTAAACCAGTTAAAATAGACCTAATATAAATACTATAATTAAATATTCCATAATACAAAATTAAATTTCTGATAGAATTACGTGACCAACTATTTTTCGTCTTATAATATCTAGTTCATTACGAGCATCTTCAGGGTGTTCTTTATTATAGTTTAACCAATAGTCATGATATGCTTTACTTGCTTTAAGATTTTCTTTCTTTTGAGAAAATAAACCTTCTTCGTCACATAACATTACATAGTTTTTTCCATCCCATCGTGCTTGAGCAACTTCAATTAAACTGCAACCAATGATATTTCTAGCATGATTCCAATCTATTTGTTTAGCATGTTCAAAGCCAATGTGAAAACCACTCTGAGGTATAAACACATGTTTTACCATTTTACTCTCCTTTCTTAATATTTAACTTTCTAATATATATAAAATAATTATTAGCAAAAAAGACAATAAAGTAATCGCAAACAATCGAAACTCATAATCATTGAGTAACGAAAGCAATTTCTTTTTCTTCCAACGCATTATAAATACTATCCTCCATATCGAGTTGATAGAGTTCTCCATTAAAATATTCAAATAAAACTCTATAACATTTTGGCTGACGCTTTACACTATAATGTATTGGAAATACAGTATCTTCTGGTATTTTTTGTAAATCATTTATATCTTCAAGATATCGAGTAAATTTATTATCAACAGCAAAGCGGTTAGCTTTTCTAAGTTGAGCATGATTAATAACTTTACATTTAATAAATCCAGGCATTAATTACCCTCCAATATATCTTTTAATTCTTCTAGATCAGAACCATCGTCACTAAAGTCAGATAGTTCTAAACCAAAAGAGTTGGCTAACTTTTCGTCATCTGTTTTTTCTATTTTATCTTCTGGCTTCCAACCATCTGGTGGAGTATTTTCTTTATTTATATCTTTAATTAGATCATCTAACTTTTTAATAGTCATATTTATCCTTTCGTTATTAGATTAATTTTAATTTATATATAAAATTAAATAGTCAATAAAATCAAGATAATTTAATACGATAGACTATATGGCTAGACTTAAATCCGAGTGAATAAGACCGGTCTACGTCACACTATTTTAGTGGATTTTAAACTCATTCTCTATATTTACTTGATATCGAATACTTTGATTAGCTGTAATAACAGCATCATAATCTATAAATTTAAATTCTTTTTTCATCTTTTGAAGACAGAATTCAAAGAAGCGATTGATCCTCGGAAAGTAAGGTGAAGCATCATGCTGAATGAATTCAAACTTTTGAATCTCTTTAGGTTTTCCTTTTTTATGATAATAAAATGTAACTAGATAATCTTTGCAAGGTTGTTGATACAACTCTCTTATAATATCTTTTTCGTTTTCATTTTTATCAAATAGATTCATTTTCTTTACAATAAAACTTAGTATAATATTGATTTTTATTCATGTCTTCTACATTAAATTTTTTTAAGACTTTTTCTGATTCTCTATATCCATATAAACTACATTCTCTAAAATCTTTAAATTCTTTTTTTATTAGATAAGGTCCATCGCAAACATTCAAAGTAAAAGAACACATCAATATATATAAACTAAAAGTCATTCGACTAGTATACATCTATTTATAAGGTTTCGTAAAACTTTATTTTGTTTTAATATGTTATAGTATTCTTCACTCCATTCTGCGACACGTTCTTCTCCATGTGGTGCAACTTTAAAATCATTTACTGATATAATGATATGAAATAACTCATGAAATAAAGTGCGACCTAAAATTCTTTTTGTTAAACCCTTTCTTATGACTAATTTATTATGATTATAATAATAAACAGCATAGTCTTCTATGTTTTTAAACTCTACTTTTATGACTTTATCTTTGTATTTTATCTCTGTTAGTTTCATAGGGCCAAATTAATGGCCCTATTATAATTCTTATCGACCTAACATTCTACTTTTAGTTTGAGCATTTACTTGAGTGTTTAGCCCTATTCCATCGCCTTTTTTCTGACCACGACCATAAGCCACTCTATCTCTTACACTAAAACTAGATTTAGATGTTTTAACTCTAACACCTTGATTAGCGAGCCACTCAGATATAGCCTGTTGTTCGTTCTTATATAAAATAGGTAAACCATCTGGATTATCTATTCCAGTATAAGCAGGTACTAACTCACTAT